CTTTTCTCTAACTTTTTTGATTTTTCTTGGATCAATAAAGCGTAATTCTTGAATGCCTCGACGAGGATTTTTTTCATCGATCATCATGTGGTAGTAAACTCTGCCATCAACATACCACTGTCGGAATGCCTCATATCCCTGATTATTGAAATCAAGCATAGAAAGAACATTGTCGAACTCATCTCTGATTTTATCTTTAATAGTTTTGGGGAGCTTGGTGTTTTCCAGATTGATTTTTACTGGACCACCGTTCTCATCATAAACGATTGCTTCGTTGACAATATCATCGATGGCTGACTCACATTCAGCAGTAGTAGCCATGTCGCGATATTTATTAATGAGATCAGACTCATTTCTAGCCTGCCCCTCAATATCCATATAGGTGCCATAAACACCTGCAGATTGGATGGTTACCGCACCATCTTCATCGGGTGGAGGCGCAAATGAACGTACAGTATCACTCTGCGCTTCCTCTTCGTCACGGGAAATTTTAAAACCGAAAAGTTGGATTGCCATTTGTTACCTCAAAATAAAAGAGTGGAGCACCAGTTTAATATTTAGTACTCCACTCTCAGTGGTTTTAGGTGGTAACGCCAGCGATATCGAACCAATCAAATTGATAAGTTACTGTAAACTCTTCAATCGTATCTACTGTTTCCCACGCAAGATCAATTGCTGATACGTTGGTTGGGAATATGTTACGAATATTCACAGCTTGAATGATTCCACCATCTTTAGAATAATGGCGAACAACTGCATCACTAGTGTATGAAGTTGGATCTGAAGTTGCTCCACCAACACGCTGTGCAGCATTTTGCTGGTGTGAAGCGATTCTATCCATCCAACGCATATGAGCATCATACACGTTGAAGTCTTCATCGTTAATGACTGTTACTGTCCACTCAGCAAAGGTGCGGTCGCCCGCAACCTTTACAGTTCTGCCGAAGTAAGGAACTTCAATAATGCCGATTGTTGACTCAGGTAACTGAGCAGCTTTACAAGAGAAGGTGAACTTATTGACGTTCAACCCAATCCCTAAACCTGGATCAGTCACCTGCACTTCAAACAGGCTAGGACGAGCACCACCAAATTGTAGGTTGTCTCTAAAGTTTGCGACTGAAAATGCCATTTAGGTTTCTCCCTTAAAACTGTCCGACGATTTCGTTAAATTCAACACCAGATCTCACCGCAACGAAATTCAACTGAATGAAGTTGATAGAACGGTTCGGTTTGATATAAATGTCGCCGACAAACTGATTACTGTCAATAATCTCAGCAGTATTGTTTGTTTCATCCGCAACTACACGGAAATCTACAATACCTCTACGAGCTTGTACAGTTCTCAAGTATGGTTCGATCAGATTAACAAACTGCTGTCTAGTAAACTCATCGTTGAACTCGAACAGTGAAGACTCAGCTGCAGCTGCGATTGCTTCTTCGATGGTAATAAACAGTCTACGAACGTTGATACGATCAAACGCAGAAGCACGTCCCAACAGAGTCTTATCGCCGAACAAGAGAGTTCCTTGATTGGGGAAAGTTACAATTGGGTTGACACCATTCTTGTAAAGAGTGTCACGTTCTGCTTTCCTAGGATTGAACGACAACTTACGCACATTCTTAATCCGTCCACGATCAGTACCTGCTGGAGAGAACCAAGGATCTCTAACTTGATCAGTTCTGGCCATTACACCAGCCAGATCACCTGACATATTAGTGTAGCGATACACATCGTTATATTTGTCAAAGCGGTTTTTCCAAGCACTACCCATTATAGCGTATGAGCTTGATGGTAATGAGTTTCTATAAGTAACTACACTACTCGCTTCGCTACCATTATTATCAACTACATCAGCACGTCTAGGTGAGAGCGTTACAAGAACGTCCTTACGCACTTCAGCAATATTGTTGATCATATGAGTAGCAATTGTTTGATCGCCTCGTGTTTCAATTAAGAAAGCAATATCCGCTTCATCTTCATTCTTGAAGTAATCAGAAGCTGTCACAACTTCAGAAGCAGTAGTATCAACACCATCTGCCCCACCTGCCATTGAGCGAGTATGAGGAGCGAATGTATCAAACGTAGTAGCAGTAGAAAGTTCACTACCCCAGTTTGAAGAATCACCAGGATGATCTAACCACCAAACATAACTTGAACGTCTGTTGACTACATCTTTGTAGTAATTTGATGCTCCAGTTTCATCTTTTGCATCAGAACCTTTAGAAACATTTTCAAATCTTTCTAGTACCTGATCCGCGACACCAGTCCAAAGTCCATCTTCATCAACAACAACTACGTGCAGCTCATCTACTGAAGAACCCTTTGTAGTTGCGTCAGGTGATGTTCCTGGAGCCCGATCTACTGAATCAAAGTATTCCCAACGTCTTGTTGGTGTACCACTATCAGAACTATTAATCACAATACCGTCTGTATGAGCAGTAGCCAACGTCAATGACGTGTTACTGGTAATAGAGGAAACCTTAATTGTTTGTCCACCCAAAACAACCAGATCACCAACTACCAACTCTGATTCAAATATTGTGTTATTACCTGTCAATGTGGTACTGTTTGCAGTAACTGCAACATTACCAGTTAAGGTTGATTCAAAAGCGTCCGATCCTGAACACAAAGAAATTTTTAGTGAATTACCAAGCGCACCAGCATACTTGGCTGCAAAGACACCTGAGTTTCCAGATCCATCTTCGTAATTTTCTTCGTAATGAAGTTCATTTTTTACCAAAAGTCCTGTACCAGCTGTATTAGATCCAGTGGTGGCTTCTGATGTTGCGTTTAAAGCGTCTGATGCATAAGCACGAACTACATATAGCGCACTTGCATAAGAAAGGAAATCAGCAGCAGCAAAAAAGTCCTGTGCATTATTAGCATTAGGTTTTTGGAAATTGCTTACTAATTCTTCTTCATTTGTTACAAGGACACGTTCTTCAACAGGTCCCCAACGAAACTGTCCAGCCAATCCTGCAGCGGAAGTTGCCACAGCTGGGACGATGGTGGTCAGATCAATTTCGCTAACATTTACTCCTGGACTTACCTGCAGAGCCATCTTATTCTCCCTAAAGTTATTATTAGCAACTTATTTGTTGTTCAGTTATTTATAAATTGCCGTATTTTTTATCCAATAGGGTCGTGATAGGTGAACCACCTAGTTCCTGAAGTATCAACAATTGATTCATCATCATGACCATCATTGATAATTCCGAAGGGGAGCATTTCATTTTCGTAATTGTCTTCATGTTCTTGAGCTAATTTTCTACGAACATCCAAATCAGTTAATTCTTTAAAGTATGTTTGCGATGACATCCATGCAAACAAAACACAAGTCATTACCAAATCATCATGATGCCCTTGTTCTGCCTCATACGACCCACCACGTTGCGTAAAACTAGAAAGTTCAGCAACAGTATCAAAATCGTTAATAATCAGTTGATCATTTTCGATCAACGTCTTTAAGTTTGAACAACCAATTTTCTTTACAGATTTCGTTGTTCGAACACCTAATTGGGAGTTCTTTCCGAAGCCACCCCCTAACTGCTGTCCGCCTCTACCCATGGGTGTGGTTGACATCATGTTTTCGTATTCTAAGTCATTATATAGTGCATCAGCGACTTGCCCACCAATATCGTTGATCTCTACTAAAATAAAAGCATCATTATACGCTTTTGCTATCTGGTGAATGACATTAGGAAACACCATCGGATTAATCATATTATTTTTGTACTTAGCAACTTGCCTGTATGGTATCTGAGAAATATCAAATACAGTGAACGCAGAGTAATCATTCCCAACACCACGAGCAACGTCAACTGTTATAGCATAATTATGTCCAGCCGTAGGCTCTTCATAATAGTCGACTTCATTTTTTCTTACCTTTGGATCTCTATACGCAATTGATGAAATTTTCGATGCGTTAATGAGAGTGTGCGAAGAACCAATAAACTCACATTCAAATTCTTGACGGAACTGTTCTTCAGAGGTATTTTTGATTGTTTCCTCTCTCCACTTGTCATCCCTTCCTGGAACTTGTGACCAGTGAACGTCAATAGGAACGTATAAGGATCTTCGCTCAACAGCATCAGTCCACATTTTGTAAAAGTGATTCATTCCATTAGGAGTTGATACGATAATAACTTTTGATGTTTTACCTGAAGTCACCGTAGGATAAACTGAAGCAAAGAAGTCCTCAGCCATGTTTTGTGGTACGAACGCAAACTCATCTAAGAAAATGAGGTTGAACGATCCGCCTCGAACAGCTGACGAAGAAGTTGCTGCTGCGAGTATTTTTGAACCATTCTCTAATTCAATGTTACCTTTGTTCCATACAACAACACCCTGTTGAAGCCACTTGGGTAAATGCTCATAAGCTATCTGGATTTTACCCAACAGTTCTCTTGCTAGTGAACCTTTGTTGGCTAAGATGGCAATATTCTGTTGTTCGCTGAAAAGAATGACCCACAGCATATAAGCTGTTACAGTCGTAGACTTACCTGTCTGTCTAGGCAACTTATTAATGACGAAACGATTGTTCGCGAATGTTTCTACCATATCGCTTTGGTAGTCATACATTCTGAATTTAACCAAACCCTTGTCAATGTTTACAATCTTCACATATTTTTCAATAAAATAAACAGGATCTTTCATACATTTCATGTATTCCTCGATCTGCTTCTTAGTGAAGTCAACTGCTACATTGGATTTTTTTAGATTGGGGTTGCCAAGATAATTTTCACTCATCATCATCCTCATCAGTCTTGCCTGAGATCAACCTATGTAAATCTGAAGTTGATCCGACAAATAACGAATTATGTGTTACATTGGTGTTATGTTCATTTTTAACTTCTTGATTGATGTCTTTATATTTTTTTGACAAATCAAGCAAGTCTTTGTTGGCAGAAGCAATAGTGTTGATTAGTTGAGCTATGACTTCATATGCTCTTGGTGATTCACCTTCACGTGCAATCATCATAATCCCATCAATGGCTTGCTGACCACGTTCGATTAATTCTCTGAGGTTTTGTCTAGCGTATTCAAAATCAGCATCAACTGATTGCTCACTATTTACAATTACTTCAGCTTTTTCTAATATTTCTTCCCCTTCCTCAATTACTTCATAAGCAGAGGCAGGGATATCAAAAACATTATTCAACTTCTCATCAACTGTAGCCATGTTTTAAATATTCTCAGTTATACTCGTACTAAATCCAAAATCATCATCTGCGTCAATTTGACTTATTGGGACGGATAGGGCAGCATTACTTGTAGGAGTACCATCAGATTTTAATGCTGGTCTGGTGAACACATTACCCAATGGTTCAGTATTACTTATAACGTTGTTAGAGATACCTGTTGTGACAGTTTGATTGTCAAACTCTAAATTAGGAATATTCAAATTAATTGTTGAAGACTTAATCAGTCCAGAACGATCTCTAACTGGTGGGAAGATGTATCCTTTAACAGTGAAATCTAACTGCCAAGTCAACGCTCTACGCTCCTCAAAATTGCCGTCATAGACATCTTCCGATGACACTGAGGTTAATATAGTTGGAACATCCAGATTAAGATCCATTTCAGGAATTAATCTCATTGTACTCATGAACTCAGGAGTAAAGAATGGAAGGATTTGTTCTAAGATCTGAGTACCATCTTCAGCATTCTTCACCAGAATATAAACTGAGAACTCAATATCATAGGGAACAGGCGAATACATCGCTTTTAATGCTTTACTATCAGTCGTGGATAGTTTATAATGATTCTGTAAGGAATTTAAACGTCTTTCTGATGCATAGTTCATTGACGTCATTTCAAAACCAATTCTTGGTAATGTTACAGCAAACTTCTGATCATTTAAATCTGGGAAAGCGGTGACTCGTGCTAACCATTTCTGTTTTGGTCCATACGCAATCGGTACAGCAATCGTCTGTACTATGTTTCCTGAACTGTCTGTTCTGGCGACTTCAATATCATTAAACATGTTACCAATCATGATAACATATTTTCTTAGTGTACTGTGATAAAATTTATGGCCAAACATTTAGTATTCCTGTACTTCCGAGAATGGATTTCGCTCAGAGAAATCAATAATTGAAAGTGACTGTTGCCTGTAATAATCGTTTTGAGCAAGTCCATCAATACTTTCAACATCAACACCAATCTGTACATTATCAGAATCAATACTTGCAGACTCAAATACAATACTGTCGCCATCTTCGCTGAGTAATTTATTGCCGTCTTCAAGTAGAACTTCTGATGCACGGAGATCTAAACTTTCATTCAGTGCCATGGTATCAATAGAAGTGTTGCCAGTAGTAAATCTTTCTGATGAGAACTGGAACAACTCGCAACGTAATTCATAGGTGTAGAGAGTTCCATGAGGATAAAATGTTTCTTCATCCTCAACAAACTTAACTTCAAACACAGTG